ATCCATCTGTATACGTACCATCTTCAGCATCGCCAATTGCCCCTTGTCCATTTGATACTGGGGATGTTATTGCTACGTGGCTTCCTGTGTAATCTGCTGCTCCAGCTTCTGTCGCTGTAACGGTTGCATTTAATTGGTATTGCTGACCCGAACTTGAATCATACCAAATAATTCCATCTAAATATGTTCCGTGAGTACCAGTTGTTATTGACGGCAATCCACCACCACTTAAAAATTTTGTTACTGGTTCATAGTCAGATACGCCCCCAATAAACGCTATTTCTACATCTTGCGTTCCGTTAGCGCCATTTGCATTGTGAATTGACAATGATCCAGTTGCTAAAACAAATTCACCTCTGTATACAGGGTCAATGTTTTTTAAATTGTCTAATCCACCTCTTTTATGTTGAATTACTTGAGCCATTTCGTTACAAATCCTTTATTTTATATAAATATCAACATTTACGGAACAATCGTCTTGCCATTACCAGTAGGAAAAAATCCTGCATCAATAATACCTAATGTACTACCCGTTGCTGCAGTTTCGATGTTAACACCCCCTACAATATCAACAGATGCACTATTAGGCAATGTAGTATCATCTGACCCGGAAATTGCTAACGAACCTGTTAATTTTAAATGTTTTGCAAGTTGTTTACCTTTAAACCTACGTGCCATTATGCCCATCTCCCATTAACAATTATTACATCATCTGATTCAATTGTATAACCCAACGTATTAGTATCAAATACAATTGTTTGTGTTGCACTTGTTGTAGGCGTCCATGTATATGCAGCCTTATCAATGTATTGACCATTAATGTAAATATCAAATTCTGCTTTAGTTGCTGCTAAAGCTGTTGTTGGATTAATTGCAGCTGCACCTGAGACAGTAACTGTTGTATTGCTAGAATATGATGCTTGTTTTTCTGTTAAATCAACTAAATATGACATTGTTTCTGCATTTATAGATGTGCCGCCGCTAGCTCCACCAGTTGATGAAACTGTTACAGAGCCTCCTGCAAGTACTTGCGATTGAAACTGGAGTAATTGTTCTGGAACAACTGTTGTTGAAAATAAATCTAATCCAACATCTATAACCGTATCAAATCTTACTCGCTTAATTGAATATGCTTTTTGAAGAGTTGATAATCTAAATTCTTGTTCTGCTAGCAATGTTCCTTTAACTGTTAGCGACGTTGTTGCTCGTACTAAACGGTCTTCTCCTACAGTATTCAATGTTTCAAAATTGAATGCTCGCATATGAGTCTGGTATTTGTTTTATTCATTGCCCCAAGCAAACCCACCATATGGCATAAATTGTTCTACTATTTCATTCATCTGCGTAGTGAAGTCCGTCCACAACATTAAATCGTATTCTATATCAACATATTCTGGAATATTAATTGCATATATTTCTTTTGACTCTTGTGGATTATTTATTGGTATAGGAAACAATTCATCTTCATATCGATTTCTTTTGTTGTACTTTGCTCTATAATACATCTGATTGCCGATACCATCAATTGAAACTGGTCTATTAGTATCAAGTTTTTTAAGTTGATCCCGTTCAGTCATTGTATTTCTTTTCAACACAACCAACGGAGATTGAAGCATACCCTTTTCATCTCGCAAATATCCTAAACGTCGTACACTATCCCATTTCTCTCCATTTGCAAAAATTACCGGTACATTGATCAATTCATTGTTGTGAGTAACTTGTGGTTGTATTTCATTTTCAACAAACCATTTCATTGCAAAGTCTATATCATACAATGTACGACGCGGTGTTCGAATTACATCATCATCTCTTCTGATCTGTGTAGCTCGGTTCAATATCAAATCTTCTCTAGGTGTTTCAGTTCTAGATGGATTTGGTTTATTAGTCTTTCGATCAATATTTTCTCTGTTATATCTTGGCATCAATGTCCTTTATATGTTTGATCGTTAGTTGTTCCACCATAACGAATATTGCGAATATTTTGTGGGGTTTGTCTTGTTGCATGAGCATCACAAACAATTGATACGCTAAATCCGTGGCTGTCGCCATTTTGCCAAGTTTCTGGATTCTTACCAGCTAAATACTGATTTGCATCAACATTGTCTAATTCATAATATTCATTGTCCCAAAATGCAATATCTCCAACTTCTGGATAAAATCCTGATTTTTCTGCCGTATCTCTTGATATTGCAAATTGCAATGTTCTTGTATAATTATGCCCATAATCATCATGACTTGCATTTTTACCTTCTTTAGTAATAAGTGCAGGAATAAGTATGGACTGATAGAATGACTTTTTATCTGATTCGCCGTACAAGTTAGAATCAGATTCTTCTACAATAAGTTTGTAGAATTCAATTTCAGTATCAACAACCTGATTCATTATCTCTGAATTAATTGATGCCATAAACTTTGCATCTCGTTGTGTACCGAATAATGCCATTCTGTTATCCTATGTATATCTTTGTTGGAACTTTTGATAAAACATTCATTGAAGCTTCATCTTCTGTTGCTTGTCTTTGCAACATGCTCTCTCGTGTCATTTTATCTAAAAATTCTCTTAATTGCGTAATCAAATCACTTTTTTCAGAAGCTGCTTCGGAAATCAATTCTGGTCCGTTAAGTGTTACTTCTGAATTTGGAATAGGTACTGTGCTATATTTGCCTCGTATACGACCTAACATTTCTTTTACAAGTGCCAACCCATACCTAAGAATCCACGCACGCCCCATATCATTAATTGTATTGTATTGTTGATAATCATATGGTATATTAGATGCGTCCGAAATCACACCGTTTAAAACTGCCGTATTACCAAATAATAAGGCGTCTTTTGCTTTTTCTTCTTCAAATAAGAATTCAAACCAGACTTTATCAAAATAAGGCGTTGATGCATTTCCTCGTTCTGTTCCAGGCACTGGATATATGATAATGTCATCTCCATGAATTTCAAATGAGAAGTGTGATTTTCTAATACGATCATTGAACTCAATTGATTGTATTCTAAGCAAATCAGAATGAATTGGCATCATCATGAAGTTAACTGAGGGAGACATTCCTCCAAAATCAAATGAATCCAATAATTGTTGTGAACCTAATCCTGTACCTACAAATGGATCAAAATATCTGATAATTGCTGGAGGGACTGTATGAACAACTCTTTTAATTTCAATTGATGATGTAATTGTTAATTCAATACCTAATGATGCAGAAACTGCTTCTCTGATAGAATATTTTTGTACACTTGAAGTAACACTTAAATATGCTTTATGCCATTTTACATTACCGCCAGAGTCAGCTTCAGTTCCATATGCTTTAGAAAGTTTAGTAATATATGAAAGTGATGTTCCTACTGCTTTGCCGGTTAAACCTCCTTGAAGATACTGCGAGCTGGTTTGTATACCCAATGTATTAAGCAAGTTGTTTGCGATATTAACTTGATTAACTTGATTAGAATATTCAATTATAGCACCTTCAAATGCTGTATAGAAGTTCACATCTTGCAGCTCTACGTCTAATACTGGATATCCTAAATGATTTGCTGCAAAACTTGCAAATTTATCTGCATGCTCTTGAAAAATAGCATCAGAATCAAAATATCCAAATGGTGTCTTTCCTGGGCTGAAAGATGAACTACCTGGCCAAATTATTACGTTTTCTGAATAGTCCATACTGATTCTTTATTAATAAATATCAGTAATGAAAATATCAATATTCGTTTAACAAAGAAAGTACATCATCAAGTGCTGGGTGTCTATGATTGTCTTTTAATATAATTTTAGTTACGTATTCAGACCCTTGAAGTTTAGCAACTTCATGTATTGCAGAATCATATTTATGCTTCAAATCAGTTTGTTGCATATCACCACACAAAATCATTGTTGATTCTTTACCTAACCGAGACAATACCATTTGAAGTTGCTGCTTGGTTAAGTTTTGAAACTCATCAATTACAACGATCGAATCATCAAATGTTCTACCTCTGAAATGAGATAAACTTACTAATTCTATTTTTTCTTCAGATTCCATTTTTGCTAATATATCTGGTTTGTTATAAACCTTTCTCATATTGCTTCGGATTGGAACTAACCACGGCTCCATTTTTTCATCTAATGAACCAGGTAAGAATCCATTATCCTCATTTGATACTGTTGGTCTTGTTATAACAATTTTATTTATTTGTTTTTTGAAAAACATATCTAATGCAACTTGTACTGCTAATAATGTTTTTCCTGAGCCAGCTTTACCCAATACAAAATTAAATGGATGATTTAATATTTGTTCTTTTGCTCGCTTTTGTTCTTCTGAAAGTGTTAATGAAAATCTAACAGGATTCTTGGGCGGCGTTTTTGTTTTGTTTGTTGTCATAACTTGTTCCTTAAAACAATTTTGTTAGCGATGTTTCTACTAATTGAACATCGTGAAGTGTTTCAATCTTACCTAAAGATAATTGTCGAACTGCTTGATATGATTTTCTAGGTGGGTATGGTGTTAAGATTTTAACTGTAATCAACTCTTTACCTCGTCCTAAATCTTGATCAATACTACACATAAGTACCATGCGAATAGCTCGTATTCTATCTAGTACATCCACAAGGTTACCGTCGTAGCGGATTCTCCATTGCATTGCGTATTTAACTCTTGGTGCTGCCATTTATTATATTCCTTTACGTAAACTAATTAATATAGTGCATTCCATGTTGCGCCATCCCAATAATATGGTTTAGTTACGCCAGCTGATGTATATGAAACTATAGACCCTGAAGCTGGACTTGATGGAAGTGATGTCGTTGGTGTCAATACTAATGCATCTTGCATTGTAATACTGCCACTAACTGTATATGATCCTGATAATATATTTGTATTAGCCCATGATCCATTTGTTTGATAAACCCACAAATCTCCTATACTTTCTGTTGAGCCTGAGAGGCCGCTAATCATTCCAAAACTGGTTGGCTCAAGTGGTTCAATAAATATTTGTCCATCGTTTGCACTACGAGCTACTTTACCTACAGTAACCGTTTCATATGGGAATGGGGGAGGTGATGTTCGGTAATGTGCTATTGCTGTTGCGGGCGAACCACTCTGTAAAAATAAGATATCGCCAGCAGCAAATCCTCTAGTATCTATTCCTCTAATAATTCCTTGTGTAGTAACATATCCGGTTGAAGAATCTTCAATGTCATGTGTTGCAACACCGATAATATGATTTTCAAATTCATTGTAACTTGCATCTGTTACATCATCAGCTACTGCAGGCCAAATTCTAACAATGGCGCCTTGTGACCCCGATACGCGTACTGGCGTACCATT